GAAGTAATTGATGTTTCAAGTGTTTCTTCTGTAACTGTAACTATTGGAGCAGGTGGAGCAGGTGGTGCTAATGGAAGTGATGGCGGAACAACTTCTTTTGGAAGTTATTTACAAGCAACTGGTGGGGAAGGTGGAGTAAAGACTCAAGCTGATCCAGGAGGTGGTTTGGGTGGCGTTGGTTCTGGCGGTGACATAAATTTTACTGGTCAAAAAGGTAGTGGAAGTATGGTTTATGATAATTCAGGGAATGATTTTGCAGGAGGTATGGGCGGTAATTCTCTTTTAGGTTTTGGTGGTGCATTTATGAAATATAATGAAACTGCTGCCGCAGCTACTGGTTTTGGTGGTGGAGGTGGTGCTAAGACCGCTAATTCGTCAACAACAGGTGCAGCAGGTAGTGCAGGTATTGTTATTGTAGAGGAGTTTAGCTAATGAAAGCTCATGTAGTTGAAGACGGAGTTGTAACTAATACTGTTATTGTAGATTCTTTGTCTGACTTGCCTAATTTAGTAGAAGCTACTAGCGGTGGTATTGGTTGGACTTATAACGGATCAAGTTTTACAGATCCTAATGCACTCACTCAATCGGAGCTAGATGAGATAAAAGCTGCTAGTATTAGAAACAAAAGAAACAATTTGCTCAAAGCATCCGATTGGACACAGATACCAGACAGCCCACTAACAGATGAGGCTAAAGCTTCTTGGGTTACTTATCGAACAGCATTGCGTAACTTACCAAATCATAGCAACTGGCCTAACTTAGAAGATAGTGATTGGCCCACGAAACCTTAATGAGGACTAGCTAAATGTTCTTTGGCGCAACATCCATAGCTCAAGTATCGATAGGTGATGATGCGTCCGTCACTCGTATTCTTGTTACAGGTGTCGGTGTAACAGGTTCTGTTGGCGTTGTTTCTCTTGTTACAGACAACAATCTAAACGCTACAGGACTTGTAGGTACGGCTGCGGTTGGTACTGTAGCCGTTGGAGTTGGTGGTGGTATTGCCATTCCAGTAGGCAGTTTGACTGCAACAGGTTCTACGAGTGACGTAACGCCGATAACAAATGTTGCGGTAAACCTTACAGGGTTAGCAGGAACTGGAGGAGTTACAGGGCCGACTATTACAGGTACGGCGTTAGTAAATCTCCCAACGATTTCTGCTTTGGCATCTGCGCTTGGCACGGTAACAGTAAATGCCAGTGCAGTTGCTACTGTGACAGGGCTTGAGGCTAGTGGTAACATACATCAAGTTACCGTAATCGGTGATGCGATTGTGCCTGAAACAGGTCTAGCTGCCACTGCAAGTGTCGGTGGAGTAACACAAAGAACAACAGCCGTTATACCTGCGGCATCTCTAGCTGCTACGGGTTCTGTAGGTTCTGTCACGGTCACAGGCGGATCTTCTGTTACAGTCGGAGGACTTGCGGGTAGCGGAGAAGTAGGAACTGTGTTAGTCTGGGGCAGAATAATCCCAGAGTATGATACTGTCTGGACAGAAATAGTAGCTGCGTAGGAAAAAACATGCCAAGTACATATGCAACAAATAGTGGTATCGAACTCATCAGAAACGGTGAGCAGTCGGGTACATGGGGTACAACCACCAACAATAATCTTAACATAGTTGACCGTCTTACCAACGGCGTTGGAACTATAAACTTGGGATCTTCTGGGGCAGCGCATACCCTTACAACAAGTGACGGTGCATTATCAGACGGTCAGTTTAAAACACTGGTATTATCTGGGGCAACCCAAGCCTGCACGATTACAATAGCCCCCAATGACGGTCAGCATATATACTTTGTAGTAAACGGATCAGGACAAGCTTGTACGTTTAGCCAAGGCTCTGGTGCAAACGTGACTGTAGCAAACGGCGACAACGCTATAATCTATGCCGATGGTGCAGGTTCAGGTGCAGCAGTTGTAGACATTACAGCCAACCTTGGCATGAGCAGCGTAAAAATTACAGGTGGTTCTATAACAGGAATTACGGACCTAGCTATCGCAGATGGAGGCACGGGTGGAGGCACAGAATCTGATGCTCGAACGAACCTTGGTGTCGCTATAGGATCAGACGTTCTTGCCTATGATGCAAACTTACAAGCTTTTGTTACTGCTCTTACTTTACCGACCTCAGACGGTAGTGCGAATAGAGCTTTGACTACAAACGGGTCAGGGACTATAGGGTTCTCTAACCTTGCACCTAACACATCAATAGCCCTCAGTATTATTCTGGGATAGGAGATAGACATGGCAGAGCCAAACATTGCAGCATTAACCACGATGACAGGTAAGGTTAACGTAACTAGCCTAACAACAACATCAGCAACATCAATTCTTAACAATGCCGGATCTAATAATAAGGTTCTTAAAGTTAATCTTGTGCGGTTGGTCAATGTAGATGGTAGTGCAGCAAGAACTTGTACTGTTAGTTATCACAACGCTACTAACGCGGGGGGCACAGCTACAGAACTTGTTCAGCTTAAATCAGTAAACAATAATGATTTTTTTGATGTGGTGACAAAAGACGCTCCTATTTATTTAGAAGAGAATGGAAGTACAGGAACTTCGTTGAGTGCTACAGCGGGAACAGCAAACGATTTTAAAGTTATAGTGTCTTATGAAGAGATCAGTTAATGCCTCTGTCCAAATTACAATTCAAACCAGGAGTAAATCGAGAGATAACATCCTACTCTAATGAGGGTGGTTGGTTTGATATTGATAACGTTAGATTCCAAAAGGGCTATCCTGAGAAAATAGGTGGTTGGCAAAAGAGATCATCTAACTCGTTTCTTGGTAGTTGCCGTGCGTTACATCCTTGGGTTTCTTTGGATAGGGATCAGTATGTTGGTGTGGGAACAAACCTTAAATACTATATAGACGAGGGTGGTTTTTACAATGATGTAACCCCTTTAAGACTCACAACATCAGCGGGTGCTGTTACCTTTGCCGCAACTAACGGATCATCTGAACTAACTGTTAGTCATTCCAGTCACGGTGCAGTTGTAAATGATTTTGTAACATACTCTGGAGCAGCTAGTCTGGGCGGTTTGATTACGGCTGATGTTTTAAACCAAGAGTATTACGTTACAGAAGTTATAGATACAGGAAGTTATAAGATCAAAGCCAGAGCAGCGGGTACTTCTATCTCTTATATTACTTATGAGGGACAGCTTAATCCAAGCCTTGTTGCAGCTAATGGATCTGATACGGGCAACGGCGGCGGTTCTGTTGTTGGTAAATATCAAATAAACACAGGACTAGATATAGGTGTATCAGGTGCAGGTTGGGGTGCAGGAACTTGGTCACGAGGAACTTGGGGATCTGCTTCTTCAGATGCAATTGTAACAAACACTCTTCGTCTTTGGTCACATGATAACTTTGGTGAAGACCTTATTATGAACGTGCGAGATGGCGGTATATACTACTGGGATGAGACAAACACATTGTCTACCAGAGGTGTTGATATTACGTCTCTAGCAGGGTCAGACAGTGCGCCTACTGTTGCAAAACAAGTATTAGTATCAGACCGAGATCGACACATCATAGCGTTTGGTTGTGACACGGAGGCTAATCCGGGTGTCCAAGATCCGTTGGCTATACGGTTCTCCTCCCAAGAATCTTTAACCGACTGGGCATCCACAGCGACCAACACAGCGGGTGAGTTGCGTCTCGGTTCTGGTTCAGAGATTGTTACTGCTCTTGAAACCAGACAACAAATCCTAGTTTTCACCGATACAACACTGTATTCGATGCAGTTCCTTGGGCCGCCATTTACATTCGGCATCAACTCTTTGTCCGAAAACATTACGATTGCTAGTCCGAATGCAGCTATTGCTGTTGACGACAATGTATACTGGATGGGTCGAGCAGAGTTTTATGTGTACAGTGGTGCCGTTCAAAGGCTCCCTTGCATGGTCAGAGATTTTGTTTTCTCTGATATAAACGAGGAGCAGTTAGATAAGATTAACGCAGCTTTAAACACGGAGCACTCAGAGATATGGTGGTATTATCCATCTGAGAACAGCACTGAAGTAAACAGATATGTTGTTTATAATTACCTAGAACAGGTTTGGTACTATGGATCTTTTGGTAGAACTGCATGGATTGACAGGGGCATTTTTGATTTCCCTTTTGCAGCAAACGCTGACGGTTATATTTATGAGCATGAAATCGGATTTGACGATGGTACAACTAATCCAACCACACCAATTAATGCTTACATTCAATCCAGTCCTATAGACATAGGAGATGGTGAGCAGTTTATGCTGCTTCGTAAGATGATTCCAGACGTAGACTTTAGGGACTCTACGGCTATACTTCCTGATGTGAACATAACACTAGATGTAAAAAACGCCCCAGATGGCACTTATTCTAAAACAGAAACGGATGCGTTTGTAAAAACACAAGCTGCTGCTGTAGATGCAAGAACAGAACAACTATACTTTCGACTTCGTGGTAGACAGATGCGTTTTAAAATTGCATCTGATGACCTTGGTGTAACGTGGCGTTTGGGTTCTCCTCGCCTTGATATACGATCAGATGGGAGGCGCTAATGTCTAGGCGTTTATCCCGTCCATACTTTCCTATTCCACCAGATCAATATCAAAGAACTTATTTTGCCGAAGTCATTCGGGCGTTTTCTGTGTTCTTAGAACAGATTCAAAACCCAGGTGACGTAAGGGCAACAGACATAACCATAACTAATTTACAAACAGATGACAGTGGATTAGAACCTGGGGCTTTATTTCAGCATGATGGTTATGTTAGAGTACCTTTAACCCATTCTGCTTTTCTTCGTGGATCTCAAGGCACAGGGACAGTAGGAACAGTAACAGTGAGTACAACATGAGTGATGAACATATTATAGTAATAGGAGATGGATCTAGGTTTAGACCTTCAACTTCAGTAGATAAGTTACAGTGCCATCATTGTAATAATATGGTAGACACACCAGAAGAAGTTGCATCATATCCAGACGGAACTTGTCCTGACTGTGGAAAGTCTTGGACAGCAGAGACAAAACGGCATACTGCAATTACAGTGACCGCACCCGAAGCAATTTCAGGAGAGGCATGATGGCAGAAGAAGCAGAAACAGAAAAGAAAAAAGGTGACCTATTCTCCTCAATAGGTGCACTTGTTGGCATGGTTGCCAGTGGAGGTAATCCACTAGGCGCGGCCCTTGGTTCTGGACTTGGTAGTTTACTTAGCGGTGGATCTTTAGAAGATGCACTCCAAGCCGGAGTAGGTTCTTCTTTTCAAGGGGCGACTATAGGTGTTCCAGGTTTGGCTTTGAATGCTTTGGGTAATCGCGGTGGTTCACGGTCAACTGCGGGTGGTATTGCTAATCTAGTAAAGAGTCCTCAAGCCCTACAATTCGCGGCTATGGCTAGTGGGGGTAATCCCGCGCTCAGAGCTTTGGCGTTGGGTTTAGGACAACAAGGTGAAGGTGGCAATAAAAATGTCATGAACTCTTTACTGCAAGGTATAATGGAAGAAGAATTGTACAAGCAACGTCGTCCACGTTTTGAAAACTTAATGTCAGAAACAGAGTTAGCTCAGTATAATACTGGAGAGAGAAGACCAGACTATAAG